GACTGGTGAACAAAAAAACGTTGTACTCAGCGTTCATGAATGGGATCAGTGGAAGGAAGATAATCCTGATTGGCAGAGGGATTGGTCTGATCCTTCTACTGCTCCTGCTTGTGGAGAGGTAGGGGAGTGGACTGATAAACTTATCAATAGAAACCCAGGGTGGAACGATGTCCTTAAGAAAGCATCCAAAGCACCTGGATCACGAGTAAAACCTTTCTAGTATGGCAAGAAAAAGAAAGTCTGACCAACCTATTGGAGTTGGGTTAACCGCAAAGCAGATGAAGCGTAGGAAACCAATCAATACAGATTTGTTGATTGACATTGAACCACTTACGGTAAATCAAAAAACGTTTTTTGAGAGTTACGATGATGGTAAACAACTGATTGCTTATGGTGCAGCGGGAACAGGAAAGACCTTCATTGCCCTCTACAACGCCCTACGTGACGTTTTGAATGAGAATACGGAGTATGAGAAGGTTTATATCGTTCGTTCCCTTGTAGCGACCCGTGAGATTGGTTTCCTGCCTGGTGACCATGATGATAAGGCAGCACTTTACCAGATTCCATATAAGAACATGGTGAAGTATATGTTTGAGATGCCATCAGACGCAGACTTTGAGATGCTCTATGGCAATCTTAAAACTCAAGAGACTATTAAGTTCTGGTCTACATCATTTTTACGCGGAACCACTCTTGATAATGCAGTTATTATTGTTGATGAATTTCAAAACTTGAATTTTCATGAACTTGATAGTATAATGACTCGTGTTGGTGAAAATAGTCGTATCGTTTTTTGTGGTGACGCCACTCAAACCGATCTTTTGAAAACTAACGAAAGAAACGGAATCATTGATTTTATGAGTATCCTTCGCAAGATGGAATCTTTTGATCTCATTGAGTTCGGTATTGATGACATTGTTCGCTCTGGACTTGTCAAGGAATATCTTATTGCAAAACAGGATTCTAACTTGTGACATTTAACTTTATTGAAACTGAGTTACCTCAACTTGATCGTGAAACTATTGATGGAGTAAGATATTACAAAGTGCCTCATGAGGAACGTCTCATGAGGTTTGTTTCTATCACTTCAGTCACTAGTCATTTTAATAAAGAGATCTTTGTTAAGTGGCGTAAGAAAGTTGGTAATGAAGAAGCAGATCGTATCACTAAAGCTGCTACCAGTCGTGGTACTGATATGCACACACTGACTGAATATTATCTGAAGAATCAAGAACTTCCTACAGTTCAACCTCTTTCAGATCTTTTATTCAAGATTGCCAAACCTGAACTTAATAAGATAAATAATATCCGAGCACTAGAAAGTTCTCTATACAGCAAACAGCTTGGGATTGCAGGAACAGTTGACTGCATTGCTGAATATGATGGAGAACTTGCTATCATCGACTTCAAGACTAGTAAGAAACCAAAACCAAGAAAGTGGATTGACCACTATTTTGTTCAGGCAGCAGCATACGCTTGTATGTTTTATGAACTGACTGAAATCCCTGTGAAGAAACTTGTTATTTTAATGGCCTGTGAAAATGGAGAATGCGTCGTCTATGAAGAACGAGACAAATCAAAGTACATCAAACTACTCACCCAATATATTAGAAAATTTGTTGGGGATAAACTGGAACAATATGGAAAATGAACTCGAAAAAGCACTAGAGAAGAAGTTCTTTTGCCCTGCAAAGTTCGCACAAGAGATTGAGTACCTTGTTAAAACTAACGAGGAGATGAACTACATCGATGCGATCATCTACTTTTGCGAAAAAAACAGTATTGAGTTAGAATCTGTACCGAAGTTAATGTCAAAACCTCTGAAGGAAAAGGTCAAATCAAATGCGATTGACCTGAACTTCTTGAAGAGAACTTCGCGTGCAAAACTTGTATTCTAAATCATGCTCAAAGTGGGACCATTTGACACCTACAAGACTTATCTTTCTCTAAAGAACCACTTCACAAGCAAGACATATGATTACCACAAGTACTGTGGTAAGAGTCGGGCGAGTGTGCAATCTTTTTATAAGAGAAAGGATCGCTTCTGGTTTGAGAAACTTGCTCGCCAGAAAGACGATAAAGAGATTGAAAACTTTTTCATTGCTAACTTTGTATCCTGCAGTGACCCTCAAACTCTATGGATTGGGGAGATCATTCGCAACGGAGAAACCTCTTATACAAGTTGGCAGAAGAAGGTTCAGTCTCTTTCTTATATCTTTAAGCAAGAATCTAAAAGTCTTTTTGGTGAACATAAAGTAGATGATGTCTTTGATTGTTCTAAAGGGCATCCAATCATATTGAAAAAGTTTCTGAGTGGGAAGATATCGCTAGAGACACTAGTAATCTATGATAGAATATTCTTATTCAGAAATAATTTTGATAAAAAAATGGACGACCCAGTGTGGGAAACCGTCAGTTTAAAAATGAAAAAGTATTCGCCGTTCCTAAATATTGACGTATTTCGTTTCAAAAAACTTTTAAAGCAGGTGGTAATAGGGGAATGAGCTTCTTTGATTCAGATTTAGTAAGAGCAGAAATGACTAAGATTTCCGAACTACAAGAGGAAATCTATAAAAGCGTTTTTGCATTTGCTTCGATGTCAAAGACTGAGAAGGTGAATCACATTGATAAACTTCAGGAACTTCTTGAAGTCCAAAAGGTTCTTTACATGCGGTTGAGTCTCTCCGACGATCCCGAGGCAGTAAAGATGAAAGAGCAGATCATGGACTCTGCCCTTATGATGGGTCTCCCTAAGGGGACTGATATGAATACCTTATTCGCCAACATGACTAAGATGATTTCTCTTATGAGAGACCAGCTTGACGCTGGTGACCTGCCTTGATATGATAACGAGGTACACAAAAGCCAAATACGTACAAACACAACGAATCCTATGTCTTTCGCAAATCTCAAAAAGCAGTCCTCCCTCGGTTCTCTGACCTCTAAACTGGTCAATGAAGTGGAGAAGATGAACAAAACTGGTGGTGGCGGTGATGACCGTCTCTGGAAACCAGAACTGGACAAGACTGGTAATGGCTATGCTGTTATCCGTTTCCTTCCCGCACCTGATGGAGAAGATCTTCCTTGGGCAAAGATCTACACTCATGCTTTTCAAGGTCCTGGTGGTTGGTACATTGAAAACTCTTTGACCACACTCAACCAGAAGGATCCCGTTTCGGAATACAATCGCGAACTGTGGAACAGTGGCAGCGATAAGGACAAAGAGATTGTCCGCAAGCAGAAGCGTAAACTGTCCTACTACAGCAACATCTATGTTGTTAAGGATCCTACCAATCCTCAAAACGAAGGTAAAGTCTTCCTCTTCAAGTATGGTAAGAAGATCTTTGATAAGGTCATGGCAGCTATGCAACCTGAGTTTGAAGATGAAACTCCCATCAACCCCTTTGATTTCTGGGGTGGTGCTAACTTCAAACTGAAGATTCGCAAAGTCGATGGTTATTGGAACTACGACAAGTCTGAGTTTGATCGTGCTGAGGCACTCCTTGATGATGACGACGCTCTGGAATCTCTCTGGAAGAAAGAGTATTCTCTGACTGAGATCATTGCTCCTTCACAGTTCAAAGACTATGATGCTCTGAAGAAGCGTCTTGACTCTGTTCTCGGTGTCAAACCTGCTTCTCGTCCTCGTTTCGATGAGGAGACTGATAATGAAGATACTGATCGCGGGTCATTCGCACCTGACTTCGGTTCCCGCGCACCTAAGCAGGAGTCTGAACTTCCTCAGGACCTTAAGACTGAACTGAACAACCTCAGCAGTTCTAGTTCCTCTGCGAGCACCTCTGATGAAGATGAGGATGATGCCCTGTCTTATTTCCAACGTCTTGCCGACTCATGAAACTCGCACTTGCAGCACTTCTTCTTTTGTCCTCATCTCTGCCTGCAGTAGCAGGTGGTCCTGTCACTGGTTACCGCTCTAGAGGTGGTTGGGCAGAAGAGGAGAAGTGCTACCGAAAGGAATATCGTGAAGAGTATGTTCCTGGCACTTCAAAATCTCCTGGTTATGTAAAAACATATCGGGAACGAGTTGAAGTTCCTTGTGAGCGTAAACCTCACACTCATTATGTTCCATCTGCTCCACCAAACGTGGGGCACACCAAAGGAAACGTTGATGACAACTCTTGTGTTGAGGGTTCTATTATCGGTGGTATTCTTGGTGGTGCCGCTGGTGGAACTCTAGCCACAAAGAAAAACTGGATCTGGTCAATCCCAGCAGGAGTTGTGGGTGGAGCAATGGTTGGTTGCCAAGTTGATGGCGGTTGATTAGAAACTGAATATTCTAAGGTTATCTCCTTTCTTCAAGGTTTTACTCACATACTGAGTAGAACCTTTTTTGTATTTGAGGATTTTTCTCATATCATCAAACACTAAGTTCAAGTATTCAGGTCTTAAGTATCTGATTCTTCTCTTGTCTTCTTGGAGTTGAATTTCATATTCTTTATTGGTAACTTCATATGTGAAGTTTGTAGCAGTTCTTGCTTGAGAAACATCAAAGAATGATATAGAGTAATCTTGTGGTACACGGAGACCTTTTGGAACTATGACTGCTCCTCTCCCATCCACTAACTCTTCGGTTTCATAATGATGAACTGCTTCAATTCCTTCATATGATCCATACTTGTCTAAGAGATAGTTCTCAAAAGACTGCTGATTCAATGGCCATTCTTCGTACACATTGACAATATTATTAGCAAGAAGCACTAACCAACCTAAGTCTTCATCATCATAGATGGCATACGCAACATCATTAGGTTGTTGATCAGCAAAAATATTATAGTCAACGAAGTGTGTCAGATCATTGTAAACATCATCACGAAGTTTAACTCGTTTGAATAAGTTTTTAACGGTGATATAATCACCGATGTTCTTTGCACCAGCAACTCTGCTGATGTAATCGAAGTTTGGAACGTTAGAAAAGTAAGACATATCAGTAACCTATTTCGTCGGGTGCTGGTGATGAACTGCTTCCTGTTGGGTAACCCTCCTTATATTCTTCAGCGAATACAGGCTCAAGTTCTTGGAAACTCAAATCAACGCGGTAAGCAGTCATAGTTTTTTTACCATCATTAAAGGTTGAATATGTTCCACCAGGAGTATAATCAACGCTCATTTGAAGAAGAGCACATTCTTTAAATCTGTTGATAGCACCATGTTCTATTCCACCTGCTTGCATATATTTCACTCTGAATATATCTGGTGCTTTTAGGAAGATACCATTTGACCCCTTCTTCACTGCCATCGCTTGCTTAAGGGCTCTGATGATCTTTCTGACAGTGGTTGCTTCTGCTTCATCACGAGGAGACATAAAGAATGACAAAGAGAATGGTCTCAGTTCTGGACCCTGAAAGAGCAACTCAAGGTTTGGGTTAGCGATTGCACCAGTCAATCTAGAGAGTAATCCTTGAGCACCTGATGCTTTCTCAATCAATGAGGTTATGATTGCATCCTTAACACCCTCTGCTTTTAATGCATCTGTTATTGCACCTGCTGCACCACCAACATCACCGTCAGATGCTTTATCAGCAGCACCAGCAGCTGCTGCTTGTACTGGACTCGTTTCTTGTCCACTCCACTTAACCATGTTTTGGTCTTTGATTCCTGCTTGGATTGGTAAGATTATAGTGTTACCAATCTCAAAGTTTCTAGCACTAAATCCAACGTTTCCTCCATTAAGATTAAACGTTTTCTTTCCGTATGATAAAATAGTGATGGAAATGCAGTCTTGAGTATCTAGATCTATATCATTAGGATATCTTAATCCAGAATAGTTTTCATCTTGAAAGAATGTATCTGAACCACCAACATCTAGGTTCTCAAGATCATCAAAAGTAGTTGGAGCATTAGGAACTCTATCGCCATCCTCATCATTATATAAGAGATCTTCTCTTTCTTCTTGAGATCCCTCATCTTCAATCTGTTGGACTCTTATATTATTAAAATCTTGTATGAGTTGACTATTAGAATCAGAAAGTTGAACTTCCATGTCTTCTGCGAAGTCTTCTTTTTGTTTATTTCCAAAAGTACCTGCCAGATTGTTTATTGAACTATCGCTATTTGGCTCCCATTTAAATCCATTCGATGCATTTGATTGAAATGTTGGAGTACCAGGAAAAGAATTACTATACCACTCCATGTCACCGTTCTCGGTATTAACAAGAACGAATCCATTGAAAGTCTTTTTTGGGTCACCGAAACTCAGTGGTACGTCTCGTCTTACCTGTGGCATATCTAGAGCACTTTGTGTAGTTATTTAGTGAGCATTTTTTCATAAGAGAGTTCTCTCATATAATCAAGTTCACCATGATAAACTCTGTGCAGTTGACCAACAATCTCTGCCCAAGTATAGTTTCTATATGATCTCCAGTGATAGTTGATACCACGGAATCCCCATTGGAAGATATCAGTCACAGCAACCAATGGGTATTGATCGTAAGTAATATTTGGAGTCTTAGGAATATAAACAAATGTATAATAAAGTCCAGTATCAGGAACAAGTTCTTGTTCAGTAAAAAGTTCTATAATATTTTCCATGATAAAGTCGGCATCATTTGAGTTGCCAACTCTTTCTCTAAGTTCAAGTGTTCGGTCTAACGCCATTGATTGACACCGAGTTCTTTTTCCGTTATGATCTTAAAGTTAATTCTATGATCTTTGCAGAACTCAACTGCTGCTTCCCACTTCGCTTGATTTACTGCCCAAGTCTTACTCTCATAGATGAAAGATTTGGTAACTCTCTTACCTTTCTTAGGTGGTCGAGTCTGCTTATCAGGTTTCACTTCAATCAAGTATGTTTTTGTTGCACCAGTAGTCTCTTTGACTTTGATTAGAAAGTCTGGATAATAACGGTGAACTCTATTATCTAATGGAGAAACATAAGGAATAGCAACTTCTTCGCTTGCCCATTGTATAATGTTAGGGTTTAAGTCTGCCCAGTAACAAAATCTTCTTTCCCAAGATGATCTACAAACGATATTATTTGGATTTCCAACATACTTGTTAGGATAAGAAGGTTTGTATTTGGACTTTATACTTTCTCCCATTTAGCGTATACATAATATATAAGTAAAACTATTTATAGATGGCAACAACAAAGCCAAAACAACATAGTATGAGTGCGTTGAAGGCAAAAATACTTCAACCGTCTCTGACATCACATTATGAGGTTTATATACAGGCTTCGACAGAAGTAAACGCTGTTCTTTCCAACACAAACTCTGGTCCACGACTTGACGTAACTCCTCCAGGAAGCGGAGCGAGTAAAATAGAGGATAGACTTGTTGTACCTTGCACTGAAGCATCTCTTCCAGGATCTCGTGTTGCAACACATGAGCTAAAGGATGATTATACTGGAGTCACTCAGAAACATGCACATAGAAGATTATATGATGACTCAGCGAACTTTACTTTCTATGTGGATGCTGAAGAGTATTATGTAATCCGTTACTTTGAGGGATGGTTAAGTTGGATTCATCAGGAAAACTTTTCTGGTCCCGACAGACATCGCTTTAGACAAAACTTTAATCATAGAATGGCATTCCCCAGAAGTTATTATGCTGCTGAACTGAGTATCACAAAGTTTGAAAGAGATTATAATACACAAAGTGGCAAACTACTATATCAGTTTAGAGACGCTTTTCCAATAGGTATCTCTGCGATGCCTATGTCATATGACTCTTCGCAGTTAATGAAGTGTACGGTTGAGTTCCAGTTCAGTCGCTACATTGTTTCCTCAGACCCAACAAATAACCAACCAACGATATTGGTCTAAATACTCACACTGAAATTGTTTTATTAGGATATTATGCCTTTACCAAAGATTTCTACACCAACTTATGAACTTGAGTTGCCATCGACAGGAAAAAATATCAAGTACAGACCTTTCCTTGTAAGAGAAGAAAAACTCCTTGTCCTTGCAATGGAGTCGGAAGATACCAAACAAATCACTGAAGCAGTCAGAGAAGTTATCAAAAACTGCATTTCAACCAGAGGAATCAAAGTAGAAACTCTTCCTACTTTTGATATTGAGTATCTCTTCTTGAATATCAGAGGAAAGTCAGTAGGAGAAGATATTGAGGTCAACCTGATCTGTCCAGATGATGGAGTCACTCAGGTTCCAACTAATATTAACATTGA